ATTGTGGACTGGGTGGAATGGCTGCTGGTTGGGATCTTTGATCTGGCCGGAGCGGGGGCTTGTGCTTACATAGGGGATCTACTATTACGGGCATGTGTGTTGTAAAAAAAGAAACCCAGACGGGTGGAGCCGTCCGGGAATCAAGGTAACTACTAACAATTTTACACTCCTATTATATCAGAGGGAACAGGAGATTTCAAGATGAAAGAAAGATATCACAGGCTTTGGGTATCTCTAAGAGAGCAGCTGACAGATCAGGAAAACAGCAAAGGCGGCGAAATATATTCGTCCAAGTCCGATGTGCTGCATGAGGTTCTGACATTAATGGCCAAAATGGAGGCCGCGCAATTTTTGGAGGATTGAACGATGGTAAAAGCAAAAGATTTAAAAGTTGGACAGGTTGTCCGGTTGGAATGCGGAGATGCCGGAAACTGGGGAAACTTCGAAGTTGATAAGATTACTGCCCTGGAGGATTCCGTGGAAGTGCTCTGCCATTATGGAGTGATACATATGGAGTTTTCATGGGAAACGGATAAGATGCTGGAGGTGATTGGATGAATGTTTACGAAAAACTCCAACATGTCCAGGAAGCGTTGAAAGCCCCGAAAAATCAGTACAATAAGTTTGGCGATTATCACTATCGAAACTGCGAGGACATACAGGAAGCGGCCAAACCCCTTCTGAAAGAAGTAAAGGCAGCACTGGTAGTGGGGGACGAGTTGGTCCTGATCGGGGATCGATATTACATTAAAGCCACTGCACGCTTTATTGACTGCGAATCTACTGATAAGGTAGAAAATACGGCTTACGCCAGAGAATCACTGGACAAGAAAGGCATGGACGCCTCCCAGGTAACAGGCAGTACCAGCAGTTATGCGAGAAAGTACGCTCTCAATGGTCTGTTCTGTATTGATGATGTGAAAGACGCGGATAACCAGGACAACACTGGAAAAACTCCTTCAAAGCAGGGAAAAACGGCGGGAGCTTCCGGAAGCGGAAAATCAGACAAGGTCACCAAGGCGATGATTGAGTCCGTAAAATCACTGATCGAGAAGCATAGCAGCAAGGGGCTTAAGATGGAAAAGATTCTTGCCATGTATAAGATCAAGGATATATCAGATATGACAACAGATCAATACCGGGATTGCATGGACAAACTGAAACTGTATGAGAAAAAGGAGGAACCGGAACATGAATAGGGCAATACTGATGGGAAGGCTGACAAGAGATCCGGAAGTCCGGTACTCCCAGGGCGAGCGAACCATGGTAATAGCAAAGTATACGCTTGCCGTGGATCGAAGAAACCGCAGAAGCCAGGGCGACAACGAACAGACCGCAGATTTTATCAATTGCGTCGCGTTCGACAGGGCGGGCGAGTTTGCTGAGAAGTATTTCCGCCAGGGCATGAGGGTATTGATTTCCGGAAGGATCCAGACTGGAAGCTACATAAATAAGGACGGCATAAAGGTTTACACAACGGATATTATCGTGGACGATCAGGAATTTGCCGACAGTAAGGGAGCGGCATCAGGAGGCCAGGCAGGCGGAAGATCTGAACCGGCAGACGCAGACGGATTTGTCAATATACCTGACGACCTGGAGGACGACAGTCTGCCATTTAACTAGAGGTGATTATTGCTTGAATATACAGATCGACAGCCGTGAGAAGGCCAAAGCGATACAAAAAATAATAAAAGAGTTTGATCGGCAGGGTGTGAACCACTTTGTCTCAAAGCTTTACGTCGGGGATTACATGAATTTTGATAATCCCCGGCTAATCATAGACAGGAAGCAGAATCTGACAGAATTGTGTGGAAACGTCTGCCAGGGGCACAATCGATTCCGGGATGAGATACTGCGGGCCAATGAGCATGGGATTGAAATTATAATCCTGTGTGAACACGGGAAAGGTATCGAATGCCTGGAAGACGTGATCTGGTGGGATAATCCCAGGAGGATCGAGAGGTACAAGGATCTGCATACAGGTAAATGGCTGCAGCGGGAAACCAAAGCGCTGACCGGAGAGAAGTTGTATAAGATCCTTTCGACCTTTCAGCGGAAATATGGCTGCCAGTTCCTGTTCTGTAATAAGGAGGAGACCGGAAGACGGATTATAGAACTGCTGGGAGGTGAGCCGGTTGACGGTGGAAGAAATTAAAGCAGCATACAGCATGAGAGACATCGTGGAGCGGTACGGCTTCCACCCAACACGGGCGGGGTTCATTCCCTGCCCCTTCCATTCAGGTGACCGTCAGGCATCGCTGAAGGTGTACGATCGGGACTTCCACTGCCATGCCTGTAACACACACGGGGACATCTTTGATTTTGTGATGTTGATGGACGATGTAGATTTTAAGACAGCCTTCCAGAGCCTGGGCGGGGAATATCAGAAGCCGACATTTTCCAGCCGCATGAAGATATACGAGGCTCAGAAACGGCAGGAAATGCGCCGGAAAGTGCGAGAGCAGATTGCAGCACAGAAAGATCTTAACAACACACTTATAACCGTCTACAGGTCCTATATGGAGCGCTCAGAGCCGTTGAGCGACGTTTGGACGGATTGCTATAACGCCTTGCAATATCAACTGTATTTGCAGGCAGAATTAAACGATATGGAAGCGAGGTGGTAGCATGGTGCCGTTAAAAGAGTTGACGGCCGAAACGATCCTGTCAAAGGAGATTTTGACGGAAGTATTCGATCAAGAAGACGAATTATACCGCGCCGAGCTGCTTGCCTCGCTGGGGCTGCGGGCCACGGAGCTGAAGGTAAAAACGGAGTTCCGGGAGATGGTGGCAGCTTATAAGCGGATCGAAAAGGAAATGAAACGGCAGGAAAGAGACAAAAAAAGCCAGCCGTGCACACTGGAGCAGTGGACGAATTTCAGCGGACCCTATGACAACATGCAGTGCAAGCAGTGGATTGCCTCCGAAAATGGGATCTATCTCAATAATCCGTCAACAGGCTATACGGATATTCTGGCCTGCTATCATCCGATCCTGCCGATCGAGCGGCTGAAAAACCTCGAGACTGGAGAGGAGCAAATCAAGCTGGCTTATAAACGTAACTTACGTTGGGAGGAGATTATCGTACCAAAGACGCTGGTGACGTCTGCCAATAAAATAGTAGCGCTGTCAGGCCGTGGAATCGCCGTTACGAGCGAAAACGCCAAGTATTTGGTGAGATACCTGGCTGACGTCGAAAATGCCAACGAGGAGCATATAAACGTGCAGTATTCCACATCGAAACTGGGGTGGATCCGGAAAGGATTTTTGCCTTATGATACAGAGATTGTGTTTGATGGAGATGCCAAGTTCCGGAAGGTTTACGACAGTGTGGAGCAGGCCGGGAGCAGGGAGGAATGGTTCAGCCACGTGAAGGAACTGCGCCGGTCTGGAAGAATTGAAATCAAGTTCATGCTGGCAGCTTCATTTTCAAGCGTACTGGTACACCCCCTGGGCGGCCTGCCGTACTTTGTGGATCTTTGGGGAGAGACGGAGGGAGGCAAAAGTGTGTCAACCATGGTAGCGGCATCGGTATGGGCGGATCCGGACGAGAACGCCTACATCGGGGATTATAAAAGCACTGATGTAGGACTGGAGGCTAAGGCGGATATGCTTAATCATCTGCCACTGATCCTGGACGACACGAGTAAAAAGAACCGAAAAATTGAAGAAAATTTCGAGGGGCTGGTATACGACCTGTGTTCTGGTAAGGGAAAAACCAGATCTAACAAGGATTTGGGGCTTAACCGGGAGAATCACTGGAAGAACTGTATCCTGACCAATGGAGAGCGGCCGCTGACGTCCTATGTGACGCAGGGCGGTGCGATCAACAGGGTCCTGGAACTTGAATGTAGAGATTATGTATTCAAGAATCCGGGATACACAGCCGAGCTTGTAAAACGCAGCCATGGCCACGCAGGGCGTGAGTTCGTGGAGCTGGTAAAGGATCTGGGAGTAGACGCTATCCGTGAAATCCAGCAGGACTTTCTCCGCCAGCTGGCCGATGACGAGAAGATGCAGAAGCAGAGCCTGTCTCTGTCGATTGTTCTGACAGCCGATAAGCTTGCTACGGACTATTTATTCAAGGATCGTCAGTACATAAGCCTGGAGGAAGCCAGAGAGGTCCTGGTGGACCGCAACGAGCTTTCTGACAATGAGCGGTGCTATCAGTTCTTGATGGATAAGATAGCAATGAATCCGGCACGGTTTGATGGAGATAACGAGAACATAGAAAAATGGGGCGTGATTGAGGAGGGGTATGCAATCATATATGCCACTGCCTTCTCGACATTATGTAAAGATGGAGGATTCTCTCGGACCTCTTTCCTGTCATGGGCGAATCGAAAAGGACTCCTGCAAACGGAAAAGAGCGGGAAGAAGCTGGACAAGATCAAGAGCTTTAAGGGCAATAAAATTCGCTGTGTGTTTCTGAAATTGAACGACGGAGCCGATAAAGACGGATTTATCCAGACAGATGAACAAATGGATATTCCATTTGAGTAAAGAGTAACCTCGAATGGGTTACCGCAAAAAGCTAGATTCTATGCGGGTTTGAGGGCTGTTTTATGGCAGAGTAACCCAGTAACCCACAAAAACATGCTCCTATATAGAGAAAAAAATATTCTACAATCTTTGTAGTATATTTAACAAAGTTTTATAAAAAATGTCTCGCGCGTATAGAGATTATAAAAAATCAGGTTACTAGGTTACCGTGAGCGAAAACGCTATATTTTATAAGGGTTTAAGCGGTAACCCAATAATTTAAAAAAGGGGTTACAGTAACCCGAAAATAGGTTACCGGAGGTAATAACGTGACAAACAATGAGATCAAAAACATTCTTAACGACGTTCATAACGTTTTTTGGGTGAAATGGAGAAACAAGGTGCCAGAGCGCGGATCTTATGAATGGGAGCAGTTCATTCAAGACGGAGGCGAGCTGATGAAAAAATACAGTTATTGCTCTTTGGTTATCAAAAACGTTAATGAGTTGATCGGAGAAATGACTGATCGTATGGAGGCGATGGAAAGAGATGCCAGGAAAAAAGAAAAGTGATCCTTCAGAAAAAAAACAGCCCGTCGTGTGTTCGATCTGCGGGCAGGAGATTTATGGGGATCACGTATACATAAAAACCAGAAGACGGACGGAGCTACGGATACACTTTGAGTGTATGCCAGGAGGGCGAAACGATGGAGGAAGTTGATAGATATTATCAGGGAAATATAACACTGGAAGAGGCTGAAAACTATATTGCTTCCGGACTGGTGACGGCGGCCAGGGCCTATGTGGCAAACGGGTATTATCTGCGGAGGATCCGGGACGACAGGCTGTACGAGGAGGCCGGATATAAGAATTTCGAGGAATATGTTAGGGCTAAGTACAACAAGGACAAGGGCTGGGCGTCAAAATGTATCAAGGTCAATCAGGAGCTTTCGGCTGATGGGAATTCCCCAATCTTAATTAGCAACTATCAGGATTATAGTGTGTATCAACTGGTGGAAATTGCTTACATGACAGAAGAGCAGCGGGTAGAGGCGGACCCGGATATAGCTGCACAGTACCAGAGACGCAGAAGCTCATACCTGGAGATGGTAGCAACTGCAATGAGTCATGTTGCTGGGAGTGTACATTGCACGGAGCTTGTAAGCTGGAATGCAACTGTTCGGCATCGCGGCCAGAGGAGCCGGAGCCTGAACCTGTACAGCATGAGCCGGATCCGGTGATCGACGCAGACTATGAGGAGGTTCCGGAGCCAGCAGGAGAGCTGAGGCAGATTGGGGAACTGGAGCTGTCCTGCAAGACCGAAAACATACTGAGAAGAGCGGGGATTGATACTGTTGAAGAGCTAGCTTCCATGAAAGACGAAGAGCTTGTAGCGGTCAGAGGGATGTCAAATCGGGCCCTGGAAGAAATCCAGACGAAGCTTAACGAGCTTGAGTCCGCAGACAAGGCGGCACTGGCATCGTTTGTGTGTAATCTGGATAATATCGAGAACCCTCCGCCTAAGCCCGTGCGCATATATACTCTGGAGGAAGTGGCGAAGGAGATCATGCGCCTGGAGGCTGCATTCATTGGAGCGCCGGTGGAGGTAAAACAGTCAGCACCTTACTGCAAGAATGTAATGAGGTTGGATGCCATGAGGCTATTGTACGACAGCATGAGAGGAGAATAAGAAAATGTATAGCACCAGACCACAGCGAAAGACGCTTACAAAATTATGCCCGTATTGCGGGAAAACTCGAACGTATACATACCGAGATGGATACGATGAAGTGGATTACTGTACCGGACGCAGCCGGTATATACCGTCAAATACAGTTGACGAGGGCTGCGATTGTATGTTAGGCAAGCTAAGCCACACTGCCGAAAAAATCCAGATTAAGAAGCAGTGCGCTAACTGTGCATGGAATGTGAACGGAAATTGCACAAATAAGCAGGAGCGAACCGACGTTTCGGAGATGTTTGGAATAACCGGAGATCTGGTTATAAAAAATGAATCAAAGCGCTGTAAACATTATGAGTTATCGAAAAATATATTCGATGCCCTGATTGAGTTGAAAAATTAATATTTTCGGGAGAAACCGAGAAGGAGAAAAAATATGTTTGAAAAGAAGAATGATAAAGGCATTTCAAGCTGTGAAGACTGTATGCATTATGTTATTTGCGGACATAAAGATCATATGAAGAGAGTGTTGGAGCAGGTAAATGCTTTAGAATTTGAAAAAACTGAATTTATTAAAATCACCGTTATATGTACCGAATTTAGGGAAATAGTTGCAATGCCAAGAGGTGGTTCCTCAGTGCGTTAAACTGATATTTTCCGAACGAAGGAGGTACGAGAATTGGATAGAAAAGAAGAACATGCCATGGCTCTTCAGTCGGCGCAGGCCAGAGCAGCGAAGCAGGAATACATACTGAAAGGGCCCAGGCCAGAGACGCATAGCGCGACGATGCCGGCCTACTGCTACACACCAGCATGTCCGAATCCGGAGCTGCGGGAGCCGATCTGGAGGAGGCACAGACGTCAACCGAGTATCAGGGCCGCGAAGGTGGAAAAGATTTGCCTGATCTGCCGGAAGCGATGGCCGGCGGAATGCGGCCGGAAAAATTATGATTGTAAGGGGCAGGGGCATTTGTATGCGATTGGAGGTTATGATCATCCGAGGATAGGAGGTAGAACCAGTGGAGCAAAACAGTCCGGCTAAAGAACTGGAGAATTTCTTGAATTTCATAGACCAATGTGTCCAGGAGTACAAGGCAGCTTATGAAAATGTGAACGAAGAGAACCAGCGTCTACAAGATCTGGTTCATGCAATGGAATTTGCAGTGGATAAGTCTGAGCGGAACCGAGTAGCAACGAAGCTTCAGCAGAGTCGGAAATACCGCAGGCAGAACAAAGATATTGTCAAGCGAAATGAGCGGATTGTAAAGTTCTTTGAGGAGCAGAAGAACCGGGACACGCTGAATCGGATGCGGCAGCTTCTGGGCCAGCAGAGGAAGGAAGAAGAGTACCTGGATGGGGAACGTGCGTACAAGCCGCGGGTAGGGAAGGGGTGAGGCCGTTGGACAAAGAGGTACTGGAACAATACTCAGACAGACTTGCGAGGGTAAGACTGATACAGGAGCACCGGGAAAAGAAACAGAGGCGCCTGAACAAGCTAAATGAGAAGGGATATACCGTAGCTGATTCGGTAGCCTGCGGCAGAAAAGGGAGAAAGCCATTACAGACGGTGAAAATATTCGGAACTCCTTATCCGGAAATCAGTAAAGCAAAAGCTGAACTGAAAAAGCAAGATTTCATTCTGGCACGAGAGGAACAGGGGCTTTTGGAAGACACAACGAGGGTAGAGGAGTACATATCTGGGATTGCTGATGCTGAGATCAGAAACCTATTGACATTGTATTACGTGGAAGATCTGAACTGGGTACAGGTTGCACACAGAATGAATTATCTGTACCCAAAGAGAAAAGGGAGTTATACGGCGGATAGTTGCAGATGTAAACATGACAGATTTTTAGAAAAAGTTTAAAACGACGGTTCCGACGGTTTTTCTGTGATACACTTTAAACTGGAAGATCTGAAAAAACGGATTTCCTCCCCCAATTGACGGCCGCCGGCTTTTATCGGCTGGCGGCTGATTTATCCTTCATAATTCATGTTTTCTCCCTAAGAAGCACCTGTCAAAAGATGGGTGTTTTCTTTACCCCTTAAACAGAAAGGAAGTAGAAAAATGGAAGCACCAAAAGAATTAAAAAGTGTCTCTCTTAATGTCGAGACAGGTGAGCTGCTTATAAACGGAGATCCAGCGCGAGATGTGTCAGAGTTTTGTCTGGAATTCCGCGACGGAAGATGGGAATTATCATTACAGCAGCGGAATTATTATACCACGACCAGTAAGCCAGTGCAGAGATCACTGGAGGAAAGAATAGCTGGCCTTGAAGAGCAAGTTCAAAGCCAGCTGAAAGTAGATATAGATGTTGACACTATTCGACAGGCTCTTCAGAGGATTGAAGCCAATCGTGATACCGGTGTAAAAGGTAGAGCATTGTAACATATTGCTGGGTCGCCAGTTTTGTTCCAGTGTTTGCTTTTTCAGAGGCTATTTCATTTAGTGTTTCTATCATTGCGTCGGTTTCTTGTTGCGATATAGAGTTGACAAAATCATCAAAATTTTTCAAACCATTACTCCTTTCTTTTGTGTACTTAGCCTGGCGGGGCTTGTAAGTACATTATAAGACGGAAGAGATGGAAAAACAATCAGAAAGGAAGTGATTTCATGGGAAGACCATTAAAAATCAAGTCTCCAGAGGAGATGGAACGGTTATGGGAAGAATACAAAGAGGTATGTGACAATCAGGAGGTACTGACCCATGAATTCAGCTCCAAGAACAGTGAGTTTGTCAGCAAGGAACTGAGGCGGAGTATTACATACACGATCGAGGGGTTCTGCGTGCACATGAAGATCTCGCGGCAGGCATTCTATGAGTACTATGTGAGTAAGAAGCGTTATGTTGACATCGTCACGCGCATAAGGGAAGAATGCGAGGCAGATGCCCGGAAAAAGTTCGAGCTGCAGGTGATCCCATCGCAGCTGGCCGGATTATGGATGAGCAAATACGGCTATACCACGAAGGTAGAGAACAACCTATCTGGAGGACTCGACAACGAGAAGAGCAAGCTGGACGACCTGATCGGACAGATGCGAGGTGATGAGTAGTGAGTGCTGAAAGGCTGCTGCTGTCGAAAAAGTATAAGGCGTTTCTCCGATGTGATGCACCTGTGGAGTTTTTGGAAGGGACAACCTACGCTGGCAAGACAACGGTAGGCCTATTCAAGTTCATGCTCAAGGTCGCCGAGTCCCCGAAGAAGCTACACATCATCGCGGCCAAGGACACAGGCACCGCCGAAAAGAACATCATCAATAAGGATTTGGGAATCATTGACGACTTCGGGATCCTGGCTGAGTACAATGGTAACGGATCCAAAGATGATAAGATTCCACATATCCTCTTCCACACGTCCAGCGGCGACAAGGTCATCTACGTGATGGGCTATGGCGACAAAACAAAGTGGCAGAAGGCCCTGGGCGGCCAGTACGGCTGTCTGTACGTTGATGAGATCAACACGGCTGACATAGAATTTATCCGCGAGGCGTCCATGCGCTGTGATTACATGATGGCAACGCTTAACCCGGACGATCCCGGGCTGGACGTCTACAAGGAGTACATCAACTGCTCCCGGCCGCTCCCGGAATGGGAGGCTGAGACACCAAAAGAAATCATAGAGGAATTACGAGAGGAACCAAAACCCGGCTGGGTACATTGGTTCTTTTCTTTTGCTCATAACCTGGGTCTCTCCAAGGAGAAGCTGGACCAGATCATGACGAATACGCCGAAGGGCACGAAGATCTGGAAGAACAAGATTCAGGGATTGCGAGGGAAGGCAACCGGGCTGATCTTCCCGAACTTTGACCGGAAAAAGCACGTTGTCAGTGCAGAATGGGTACGACAACAGATTGCGTCCGGCAAGATCAAGTTTAAGAAGTTCAGTGCCGCCCTGGATACATCATACTCCAGCAAGTCGCCTGACACCATCGCCATGATCTTCCAGGGCATTACCATGGACCGTCGTCTGATCGTGCTGGACGAGAAGGTATACAGCAATGCGGACTTATCCCAGCCTCTTGCGCCTTCGGATACCGTAGGGAAGTTCCTGGACTTCCTGGAGCACAACCGGAAGGAATGGGGACTTGCCAGAGACGTATTTATTGATTGTGCGGATCAGGCGACAATCATGGAGCTGAAGAAGTGGAAACGCCTTCATGGCAGCTTGTACACATTTAACGACAGCTACAAGAAAGTGGAGATCCTGGACCGTATCAAGTTTATGCTGGGCTGGATCCAGCAGGGCTGTTATCTGGTTGTAGATACATGCAGGGAGCATCTGGGCGAGTTAGACCGGTACAGCTGGCAGGAAGACAAGGACCTTCCAGAGGATCGTAACGACCATACGATTAATGCGTCGCAGTATGGGTGGATTCCATACAGAGGGCTTATTGGATTTGAGGAGGCAGAGAAATGAAATGGAAAGATATAGACGGATTTGAAATATAATATTTGCTATGGAACAGCAAGGGATAGAGCAAAAAGAAATACTGACTATTACGGCCATGCGAAGAAACATAAGCGCCCAGTTACACAAATGGACGTAAACGGGAAAATCGTGAAGCTATGGGGCGGGGCAGTAGACGCAAGCAAAACTTTAGGCATATGCGGCACGATGATATGCAAATGTTGCAGAGGCATTCAGGAAACGGCGGGTGGTTATATATGGCGATACACATAAAAGAGGTGGCACAGAAATTGAATGAGAATATCAAACGAGGGATCCGGAGCTGGCTTGATGTCCAGCCGGCCATGGGGCAGAGCATACAGATTCAGGAAATAATGGACTTTGAACTCAACGCGATTCGGAACCGGATCTGGTACCGCGGGGACAGTAACGAACTGGAACAGATGTATCAGAGCGTCAATGAGTATGCGGATAAGTATAAGTTCTGGGCCAGTAAATGTACACCTGGCATGGAGATGCGGAAGATTCATACGGGCCTCCCTGGTCTGATCGTGCGGATCCTCTCCGGGATTGTGTTGGCCGATATGAATGATTTTGAGTTTGAGAGCCCGGCACAGGAACAACTCTGGAAGGAGATAGAGAAAGAAAATAAGTTCAGGAAGGCCCTGGAGCGATCTGTTAAGGAAGTATTGTATATTGGTGATGGCGCCTACAAGGTGACGATCGACACAAACTTAAGCCAGTACCCGATCCTGGAATGGTATCCGGGGGAGCGGATCGAGATCATACAGGAGCGCGGCCGGCTAAAAGAGGTCGTGTTTAAAACACCATATATAGACCATCGTCAGCAGTATGTCCTCTACGAGCATTATGGTTATGGATACATCCGGAATGAGCTCTATAAGGGAGAACGCGAGGTTGACATGAAGACCATCGAAGCCACGCGGAATATATCCGACTGGAAATTTGATGAGATGGTGATCCTGGCAGTGCCGCTCAAGGTGTATGAGAGCACGAAATACGAGGGTCGTGGCGGCTCTATTTTTGACGGCAAACTGGACAGCTTCGATGCATTTGATGAGGCCTGGTCGCAATGGATGGACGCGCTCCGGGCAGGAAGGGCCAGGACATACATTCCAGAGTCATATATTCCACGAAATCCGGAAACCGGGGAGCTGCTGAAGGCGAGTGCATTTGATAACCGGTTCATTGCCGGCGACGACAACATGGGTGAAGGCGGAAAGAACCAGATTCTAACGGAGCAGCCAGATATCCCGCACGAGAGTTACCTTGCCAGCTATGTGACAGCCTTAGACCTTTGCTTGCAGGGGATCATCAGTCCCAGCACCCTCGGTATTGACGTCAAGAAGCTGGACAATGCCGAGGCACAAAGGGAGAAAGAGAAGGCCACCCTGTATACTCGTAATGCCATTGTGGAGGCCTTGCAGGAGGAACTTCCGGAAGTGATATCGTTCTGCATCAATGCTTATCATATCCTGTTGGGGCAACCGATCGAAGAGGTGAAGGTCGAGATACCGTTTGGCGAGTATGCGAATCCGTCATTCGAGAGTCAGGTTGAGACGCTGGCTAAGGCCCGCCCTGGTGCCAGTATTATGAGCATCGAGGCCCAGGTGGAGGAGATGTGGGGAGATAGCAAGGACGAGGCGTGGAAGGCAGAGGAAGTAAAGCGCCTGAAGGCAGAGCAGGGAATCGCAGAAGTTGAGGAACTAGGCATGAATATGGCTGCCGGTGGCTTCATGGTCAACACGGAAGGAGGAAATCCAGATGAAGGTCAAAGTAATGAACCACCTGTACCAGATGAACCAGAAGGAATACCAGGGCTTACTCCAGACGGCAAGTGAGCAGGTCCCTTTCGGAATCTACGCGATTGAGAAACAGGGATATGCGGAGTTGCGCTGCGATAAGTGTACGAGCGTTACCCAGCTTAAAAACCTAACGCGGCAGTTTAAGGCGCAGGGATTCAAAGTATATGCAAACGGGAGGTGATGCTGTTGGCGGATTATGATATCGGCGCCGCCTTCGAGGCGATCGAGGACGAACTGATTGCTTCCATGATCCGGAATATGGACCGTCATCGCGCTTGGGAAGATGACGAGGGAATCCAGTGGAGCATGTGGCAGGCAGAACAGTTAAAAACGCTGGAGAAGTATAAGAAAGCCAATCAGAAGCGCTACGGGAAGCAGTTTAAGGATATCAACGGTCAGATTGGAGAAATCCTTTACAAGGCAAGGCAGACTGGGAATATGCAGCAAGAGATCCAGATCCTGAACGCCATTAAGAATGGATTTACCGGCGCAAATAAAGTCTCCCAGGGTACCGCGGCAGAGTTCTTCCGTCTAAACAACCGGAAACTGGAAGCCCTGATCGAAGCCACCACGAACGATATGGAACGGGCAGAGACAGCAATCCTTAGGAAAGCTAATGATGAGTACCGGAAGGTAATATACAACGCTCAGGTCTATGCCAATACCGGCGCCGGAACTTACGAGAAGGCCGTGGACATGGCTACAAAGGATATGTTGTCCCGTGGTCTTACATGTGTAGAGTATGCAAACGGAGCCCGCCATACTCTGGCTGATTACGCTGACATGGCAATCAGGACGGCCAGCAAGCGGGCGTATTTGCAGGGAGAGGGAGAGAAGCGGCAGGAATGGGGAATTACCACTGTTATTATGGTAAAGCGTGGGAATCCTTGCCCGAAGTGTCTGCCGTTTGTTGGTAAAGTTCTGATTGATGATGTGTGGAGCGGCGGGAAGAAATCCGATGGGTCGTATCCGTTGATGAGCAAGGCCATAGCCGCTGGCTTATACCACCCACGATGTAAGGACAGCCATACAACCTATTTCCCAGGTATCTCCACGGCTGATGACTCATGGACAGAGAAGGAGTTGGAGGACATCGGCCAGGCCAATACGCAGGAGACCAAACAACAGTATGCGAAACGGCAGACCGAGAAGTTTGACAGGCTGTCTGACAACTCGTTGGATGATGAAAATCGGAAACAATATCAGCAGAAGGCGGAGGCGTGGAAAAAACAATGTCCGATATCAATCGGTGGAATTGATTGTGCCGTTACGAAAGAGGATTATGGTCTTCCAGATGGCTGTGGTGGTGTCAAGAGAACTGCAAAGGCTACAATATACGAGACTCCGGATGGAACAAAATTCGTTTTTCCAGAAAAAATGAATTCTGCAAAGCAAATGATGACTCCCGAAAAGGCAATTGAATTATGGCAAAATGTTCCGGAAACAATTCGACAACAGGGGCCAAAGACAATTGAATTTGTGGATTATTATAACCCGCAGGATAGTTATTGGAAGAAGAAGTACAAAAATTTCACACATTCCTATGCAACCGGGGGAGATAAAATTACATTTTATCGGCATGATTATCCCCACAATGATGACTACGTTGTAAGAACATATTGCCATGAGTCCGGCCATTATATAGATAGGCAGATAGCGTCGACTGAAAAACATTTTTCTTCAGAAGTTTTGTGGACAGAGTCTATGAAAAAAGATATAATAGAGTCAGGAAAGAAATCTCCGACACCGTATGGAGAAAATGCACCAGCGGAAGACTTTGCGGAAAGTATAGCAGAATATGTTGCAGATACAGAAGCATTTAAGAAGAGTTTTCCTAACAGAGCATCTCTTTTAAATTTAATTTTGGGAATATAGGAGGTGAACCATGAAATACCAGAAAATCGAAGAGAAAACACCAAGCGGGGGCGATTATTCAGAAATCTACTATTTCGATGATGACAATAATCCAATTGATAAAAAACAGGCGTCAAAATGCGTTATCAGAGAATGTAAAAAAGATGGGGAACTTGTCAATGAAACGTGGGGACGATGTAAATAATATTGCCAGTTTATGGGAAGAGGAGTGATATGGAAGGTGGATGATTTTCGTTTGATTTATAAAATCCTTCGCATCCTGCAAAAATCAATGGACTGTGAGGAAATTGATGCTGACATTTTGTCTCCGGAAAGGCTTGAATTGTCGGTACCGAAATGGAGTCGTATAATGGCGATGTTGTTGAAAGAAGGATACATCACAGGGGGAGAGACATGGAATGCTATGGACTGCGGATACCCCAGAGTGTCATTAACAAGACCAGAGATTACTTTAAAAGGTCTTGAGTATCTGGAAGAAAATACCCTGATGAAGAAAGCGGCAAGCCTTGCAAAAGGAATAAAGGATACAATACCGGGTTTATAACCACCAGTCAGTAAATGGCCGGTGGTATTTTATTGCGATATCGCAATAGAATTGATTTAACACGCAGGATTACCCTGGGTGTTATTTTTATGCCCAAACACGAGCAAGGCTTAAAAATCTGCGTGGCCGGCGATACCGATGACAATGAACAGCAATAAGGGTGACACCCTCAAAATGGAAAGGAGTAATTGAAGCATGATGAAAAAGATGAATTTACAATTTTTTGCAGAGCCGGCAGGGGGAGGAGATCCGGGCGCGGGATCAGTACCAGCAGGAGCGGATCAGCAGACTCCACCAGCCGCTGGCAGTCCACAGGCATCACAGATTGACTATAGTAAGATCCAGCAGATGCTTGATGGAACATTGGCAGCCAAAGAAGATACGGCGCTGAAGGCCTATTTCAAACAGCAGGGCTTGTCTGAGGAAGAGATGAAGCAGGCGATTGCAGGATTCAAACAGCAGAAAGCAGCCCAACAGCCGGATGTGAATGCTCTTCAGACACAGATCACGCAGGCTCAGGCTATAGCCCAGAAGGCAATGCTTGAAAAAGAGGCTACTCTTACAGCGATCAGCCTGGGGCTTGATGCAAAGACAATTCCATATGTCCTTAAGATGGCGGATTTAAGCCAGGTCTCAGGGCAGGACGGAAAGATCAATGATGAGTCGCTGAAAAATGCGATCAATAAGGTGCTGGAAGACGTGCCGGCGCTTAAACCGCAGGCGGCAGGTTCTACCGGTTTTATCCAGGTAGGTGCCTCAGGATCCGGACAGCAAACAAGTAATGACGACGCCTTAAAGAAGGCATTCGGACTTTAAAGAAAGAGAGGAACTAACACATGGCAGTATACGATTATGCAACAACCTTTACGCAGCTTCTCCAGCAGAAGTATGCAAAAGAACTGTGCTCTGATGCACTGACACAGAGCAATCAGAGTGTGAAGTTTATTAACGCCCAGACCATTAAACTCCCGAGAATGACGGTATCCGGGTATAAGGATCATACCAGGACACCGGGATTCAACTCCGGTACCCTCAGTAATGACTGGGAGGCTAAAAAACTGGAGCACGACAGAGATGTGGAATTCTGGATTGATCCCATGGACATTGACGAAACGAATCTTACCTTATCAGTGGCAAATATCCAGAATACCTTTGAAACGGAGCAGGCGATCCCGGAAAAGGATTCTTACCGTTTTTCCAAGCTCCACGCAGAACTTACAGGATATTCCGGCCGGATCAGCAACGATGTGATAGCAGCCGCAAATTTCCTCGAGGCATTTGATGAGGAGATGGCACGCATGGACGAGGCAGGGGTTCCGGAAGAGGGGAGAATGCTGTACGTCACTCCGGCCATGAACAAGATCATTAAGGAGGCAGAGGGGCTTCAGCGGGTTATGACCGTGACGTCTCCTTCCACCATTAACCGGAATGTCCACAGTCTGGATAATGTTTCTATTAAGATGGTACCGGCCGCCAGAATGAAGACAAAGTATGACTTTACAGCCGGCTGTGTGGCGGCGACCGATGCGAAACAGATCAACTGGATCCTGATTCATACATCCTGTGTGGTTTGCCGCGACAGGTACAGCTATATCAAGCTGTTTACTCCGGGAACCGATTCCAGGACCGCAGATGGCTATCTGTACCAGAACCGTAACTTTGGCGATCTGTTCCTGTTGGAGAAAAAGGTAGAAGGCTGTGCCATGAATGTGGCAGCCGGAGCGTAAGGAGGAGCTAAGATGAGAGCGGTTAAAGGAAACAAGGAGTACACGATTGACGAATCACAGCAGAAGTTTTACCAGGACGGCGGTTTTGATATTCTGGGTGATGATGGCGAGACAATTGCATATGGCCGCGGCAAGACGGTTCCATATGAGGAGCACGCAAAAGCCGTAAAGGAGATCGAACGCCTGCAGGGAATAGCAGCTGAGCGGTACGAAGAATTAGAAGCCTTGAAAGAAGAAATTGCAGGACTCAAGGCTGCGAAACAGGAGCAGAAGGCGCCGGGTAAGAAAGCTGGTGAATAGTATGGCATGCGAACCATATGTCACATCAGAATATTACTTTAACGAGTACCACGGTACAGTCCTGAAGGAATGCGCTGAGATCAATCAGCGGCTCCGGCAGGCCAGCCGCCATATTGATTCCCTGACCTATAACCGCATTATAGGCCGGGGATTTTCCAATTTGACGCCTTTTCAGCAGGAAACAATCAGAGAAGCAGTCTGCCAGCAGGCGGATTTTGAGTATGAGAACGCCGACGAGATCAGCACAATTTTATCTGGCTATAGTTTGAATGGAGCGTCGGTTCAATTCGGGCAGAGTTGGAACGTCTATACGGATAAGGGCGTGGCGATGATGCGTGATACATATGCCCTGTTGTCTCAAACTGGCATGTGCTGCCGGTTAGCGAGGTGATTTAATGAGATACCCATGTTTAGTACCTAAAAAGCTCTGCAAGGTAGATATACACGTCCATCTGGAGTCTGAAGACGTGAATAACCACGGAGAGCCGGAGCAGATACTTGATCTGGATCTGAAATGTAACTTTCAGGACCGAGCTAAGACAATCCTGACGGCGGAAAAAAAACTGATCCAGATCACTGGCACGGCCATGTTTCCGGGTGATATTGCACCGAACTTTCCGATACTCAGCGGCGGTACGGTGACCGTGTTCGGCCAGGAACGTCGGATCGAACAGGGAATGAAGGCCAGGAATCCAGATGGGACGGTTAATTACAGCCAGCTGGAGGTGATCTAATGCAGGTTAAGTCATCGGTAAAAATGAATTTTCCACGAATTAAGCAGCTTACCCAGGCGGCAGTCACCGCGCTGGAAATGACGGCGGAAGCACTGCATACAGAGGTAGTACAGGCGCAGGTTATGCCATTTGACAGCGGCCATCTGGAAGAAGATGCATCGTTCGTAGATTACAGCGAGTCCAAGCATGGGAGAGCGAGACTGGTTTCCAGTACGCCATATGCCCGCCGGCTTTACTATCATCCGGAATATGATTACCAGACAGATGAGAATCCGTTTGCCGGCGGTGAGTGGTATTCGCCATGGCTGAAGGGCGGAAAGCAGGAAGACTTTGCAAAGAAAGCCTTCAAGCAATTTTATAAGAGAGTAGGTGCTGTATGATGTTGACTCTGGATAATATCCGCGGTTACATTGCAAGCCTGGGAATTGCTGACGATAACAATGTCTATATCGGTAAGCTGAACGGCAAGAAGGAACATTCAATCGGCGTGTACCATAGAAAAGACAGCGGGCCGCCTGTGATGGCTCTGGGTGGCTACGAATACAGCAGCTATGATATCCGGCGCCTCTCCCTTCTGATCCACTGGGATAAGAGCGTGCAGGCATCGGAGCAGGCCGCCTATGAGTTATATGAGAAACTTAAAAATGGATCCAGCCTGTCCATAGGGGATACGCCCATTCACTGTATTATCCTTCAGGTACCCGAACCGGTTGATGTGGGGACAGATGACAAGGGCGTATACGAATATGTGATATGGCTGGATTTTGTATATGGAAAGTGAGGAACGATAAATGGCAGAAACTGCACGTGTATTTAAAGTATCTAATAATAAGTTCAAGTTTGGAACGAAGGGACTGGAAAGTGCGGACGCGGATATGATGATGCCGAAAGATTTGACCAATTTCGCGCCAACAATCGACAACACAACAGATGAGTGGTATGCAATGGACGCGGAAGGCTGGGCTAAAAGCGCCGTCGTTGGTAAGAAACTCAGTTTTTCCTTCCAGGGGAAGAGGAGCGTTGGCGATCCGGGGAATGACTATATAGCCAGTCTGTTTATGGCTATGGGCAGCGATGCAATGACAAAGTTTGAATGGGAAATGGTATCTGGCGCAAAGCTGGCGTTTGACTGTGTTATTAATGTGACCACACCCGGAGGCGGAGACACCGCGGCACTTGATGCGTTGGAATTTGAAGTGGTCTGCTATGGCAAGCCAACTTTTACTCCGGCGAAACCGGCGAAATCAGCAGGATAAGGAGGATTAGAACATGGCAAAGATAATTGATATTACGGATAAGCTTACATTTGATGGCAACCCTTCCCTTAAAATCAGGGGGAAGGTACTGGAGGTCAACGCAGATGCCCCCACCATGCTGAAGGTCATGGGGCTGATGGGAAATGGTGATCCGGGGCCGAAGGAAATCGTGGATATGTACGAGATGATGTTCCCGGAGAAGTCCCAAAGAGAGATCGAGAAGATGAAGCTGAACTTCAACGATTTGGTCACGGTAGTAGAAGCGGCTGTTGGCTTAATTATTGATACTGATGGTGACAGCCGGGGGGAGCAGTGACCCGTACTACGATCTGTTTGAAGACTGGGATTTGATTATCTCCAGTTTCCTGTCGCAGTATGGGCTGAGAATAAGGACGAAAGAATTTGAGTCGGTCAGCTGGGATGAGTTTAAATCTCTTCTGGCCGGAATCGATCCGGAAACTGTGTTGGGGCGCATCGTGGCGATCCGGTCAGAGACGGATAAGGATGTAATCAAACACTTTACGGCAGACCAGAAACGGATCTATGACGAATGGCGCAACCGTCAGGCAGATCAGATGAGCCCGCAGACTTACAATCAGCAAATGGATTATCTGGAGCGGCAAATGGCATGGTTATGCGGAGGTGGCTGAGATTGAGAAGATGAAAGCAGAAAGAGAAAAAGTGCGGTGCCCGTACTGCGGGTATCCAGTAAATGCAATCCGAAATCCGGACGCCAGGTGCGAGGGCGTCTTTTTTAAATGCAAAAATAAGGATTGTAAACGAGTATTTGAGTTAAAGATTTAAGACGCTGTGCCGATGTGCCTGTCTTACAGAAGAGTAAAGGCAGGTGATAGTATGGCAGCTGAGAGCGTCGGACAAATTGGTCTTGACCTTACAGTAAATGATCGAAGTTTCAAGAAGCAGATGGCCGGCATTCAGGGTATGGCGAAGAAGGCAGGCGCCGCCCTGGCTGCCGCGTTTGCAGTTAAGAAGATTATAGATTTCGGGGCCGCCTGTATTGAACTGGGATCGGATCTTGCCGAGGTTCAGAACGTTGTTGACGTGACATTCCCCCGTATGTCGAAAAAGGTAGATGAGTTTGCCCGGAATGCGGCGGGATCCTTTGGCCTGTCCGAAACGATGGCAAAGAAGTTTACCGGCACGTTCGGAGCTATGGCAAAAGCCTTCGGATTCAACGAGCAGGCAGCCTACGAGATGTCTACGGCCCTTACCGGTCTGGCTGGAGACGTTGCGTCGTTCTACAACATCAGCCAGGACGAAGCATACACCAAAATGAAGGCGGTGTTCACCGGAGAAACTGAGGTCTTGAAAGATCTCGGAATTGTCATGACCCAGAATGCACTCGATGCTTATGCCATGGCAAACGGATACGGTAAAGTTACGGCCAAAATGACCGAGGCTGAAAAGGTAGCATTACGGTATCAGTTCGTGACAGATCAGCTGGCCCTGGCTTCCGGGGATTTTATCCGGACGAGTGACGGCTGGGCGAATCAGGTTCGTATCCTGCAACTTCAGTTTGACAGCTTAAAGGCGACGATCGGCCAAGGGCTCATCAATGTACTGACTCCTGTTATTAAGGTTATTAACCTCATAATCAGTAAACTGATGAGCCTGGCCAATGCTTTTAAATCCATGACAGATATGTTTGCCGGGAAGAAATCAGGCGGAGGCGGTGCTGCGGTTGCAGCTGCCGGTATGGAAGGCGTAGCAGAATCCGCAGATAATGCAGGAACAGCCATGGGAGGAGCAGGAAATGCCGCAAAGAAGGCCGCGAAAGATATCAAGGGAGCCACAAGTGGCATTGACGAGCTTAATATTATTCAGGCACCAGACAGCAGTGGCTCCGATGGAGGAGCGGGCGGCGGGTATACTGCTGATGAGTTTGATATGGGTGAGGTTGACACCTCAGCTATAGACGAAATGGACAGTAAGTACCAGGGGCTCATCGATAAGGCCAGAGAGCTTTCCAGTCTGTTTAAGGGTGGATTTAATATTGCCTTTGGCAACAAAGATGTTTTAGACAGTATCCAGCAGTCCATCAGTAACATCGGACAGAGTTTAAAAGACATATTTCTGGATCCGGCTGTTGTTTCTGCGGCAGATAATTTCCTGAACAGTCTTGTTTTTAACCTTGGGAAAGTCGCCGGAGGCATGGCTTCCGTGGGTGCGTCAATTGCGGATAATCTGCTGGGCGGGATATCGAAATTTTTAGAACAGAACAGCCAGAGGATTAAGGATTATCTGATATCCATGTTTGATATTGGGTCAGATATCACCAATATTGTTGGTCGGGTAAGTGAAGCTTGGGGAACGGTTTTTGAGGCGTTCCGGAGTGACAGTGCAAAGCAGGTCGCCGCTGATATTATAGGTATATTTTCTTCTGCTTTTATGGGAGTCATGGAGCTGACAGGAAAATATGTTAGAGATATATTAGATGTACTTACAGCACCGTTTGTTCAGAATAAGGAGCTTATAAAGACAACGCTGGAGGACACGTTTAGTGCAGTAGAACCGATTTTTTCAGAGGTAAAGTCCATTGTTGACGAAGTGGCCGATAAACTGAATAGTACATATGACACGGCTTTTAAACCATATTTTGATAATCTGAAACAAGGGTTAGTGGAGATAGGGACAAGGTTTCTTGAACTTTACAATCAGTACATGCTGCCGTTGATAACTTATTTGTCAGAGAAGTTTTCAGAATTTCGAGCGCAGGTATTAACGCCGCTTATTGATAAATTCATGGAATTTTTCTCTAAACTGGCAGAAGCTACCGGAGTGGTATGGAATACTATTTTGAAACCGTTTGTCTTATGGTTTATGGAAGTAGCAGCGCCGATTATATCGTTATTTATAAAAAACTGTATTGATGCTTTTTTCTCTTTTTTTGAAAGTGTATCAAAAGTCATAGGCGATATCATAGATGTGTTTATCGGTCTGCTGGATTTTGTTATTGGAACGCTTACTGGAGACTGGGATAGGGCTTGGCAAGGAATAAAGAAGATATTCGGCGGTATTTGGGAGGGGATTAAGGATCTTCTTGGTGCTGCATTAAATTGGATTCGTCTGCAAATTGAATTACAATTTGGCTTAGTCAAAGCAACGATAGAATATATCTGGAACAACATTAAAACATTCATTTCCGGCCTTTGGAACGGCTTAAAAGACTCAGCATCAGAGATATTCAACAGCATCAAGGATAAGCTGTCTGAAATCTGGGATAGCGTAAAGACCACCATCGAAGAGAAGTGGAATGCCATCAAAGAGTGGTTCGACGGAATCTGGCAGAAAATCAAGGACATCTTCAATCTTGACGAAATGCTGGAAGTCGGAAAAAACATCATGAACAAACTTTGGGAAGGCATGAGCAATATCTGGGAAGACGTGAAAAACTGGCTGGGCGGCATTGCAGATTTTGTAGGAAGTGTCTGGGACGGTATTGTAGATGGCGCAAAGAATCTGTTCAAACGAGGAAAAGAAGAAGCTGAAGAAGAAAGCGCCAGCGACAACTCCGGGCCCGGAAAGGACACCGGATATGTCAGCAGCGGTCCAGGTGTAAAAGGCCATGCGACAGGAGGTTTCCCAAAATCTGGGCAGATGTTTGTTGCAAATGAAAATGGCAATCCTGAAATGATTGGTAAGTGGGGCGGTAAGGCAGCGGTTGCCAATAATATGCAGATTACCCAGGGAATCTCGCAGGCGGTACAGGGAGGCATGAGAGCAGCCATTACACCATTGGTTAATAGCATAAGGAGTATGACAAGCAATGTAACGCCGCGTCTGGCAATGGTGGGATCATCGAGTCCTGGCTATGAAGACACCGGGAGAGTACGGGATATGGTTGATAAGGCCGTTGCTATGGCAGCCAGACCGGACGGCATGAGCGAGCAGTACTTAATCATTATGATCGACTTACTCAAAAAGATTATCGAGTTGATCGAGAACTTTGATTTGATAGTCAACATAGATATCCGGGAGCTCCGGCAGAAACTTAAAGATCTCGAAAAACGGTCTGGATTTTCGTTCGGATAAGGAGGTGGAGACATGGCTTTTATTACAATCAACGGTCGGGAGTTTCCGCCTCCCGACAACATGGCCGATCTGATCATTGCCACGAATGTAAGTGACGGGAAAAATGCCCTCGGTGAGTTCATCGGGGACCGCGTCGGCCGGGATCAGTACAAGGTAGATAACCTGCAATGGTCCTACCTGGACGCAACGACCTGGGCTTCGATGCTCCAGGCTTTTTCTGAGTTTGTAGTGACGGCCCGGATCCCCGACATGGTACACGATGGCTGGATTACAATCCAGATGTACCCAGGCAACCGGACCGGGACGCCGTGTGAGTACGACAGCGACGGCCGGCCTACCCGGTATAAGGTGTGCAAGGTCAACCTGGTGGATTGTGGGGTGATTGACTGATGCAGACAGTAAGCAGAGCCTACAAAGAGGCACAGACCAAACAGACCCGCGCGCAGATGTACATGGACGTCACCATCGGCGTTATCAACCAGGCAGCGCAAAATAACTCGGCGGTGGATCCGGGCCAGTGCACAGAGTTCTCGAATACCCGGAAGCTTCTGGACAATTACGAGCTGGAATACATGTACGCCACCTATGAACAGGACTTCTGGCGGGCTGATGGATCTATGCTGTTCCTTCCGGAGGACGGCAGCCCCTATTTCAATCAGGGAGCGGTGAGCCGGGAGCTGTTGGGCGCGATCCAGATCGACTACTATGACGGCCCCTATGATATCCGAGGCCTCACCATAGACTTCTCGGATTACTTCCCGGTTGATTTTGACATCGTGTCGGATCACAAGACGCTGAATGTCACGGATAACGCCAGCCGGGTGTACATAACCGAGGAGATTTTTGAGGACGCATCTTACATCCGGATCGTTCCTCATGCCATGATTAACGGCCAGGGGCGACTTCGGATTTTTAAAATATCCATGGGTGTGGGTATCTATTTTAAGAGCCGGCAGATAACGGCCAGCAGTAAAAAGGAGTATCTGTCTCAGATATCCGAGGAGCTGCCGACCATTGACTTATCACTGACCGTCGAGAATAAAGGCCGGAAGTTTGACACCGAGAACCGCGATAGCGCTCTATATTATCTGGAGATCGGCCAGGAGGTCGAGATCAAGTACGGCGTGACACTGGCGGACGGCTCCATCGAGTGGCTGGACGGCGCGAAGTTGTACCTAGACACCTGGAAGGCCGACGATGACCGTATGAGCTTCGGGGCGCGTGATGCAGTCGCAAACCTCAACGGGACGTATTACCGGGGGAGGCATGGCACCACAACACTGTATGATCTGGCTGTCGATGTGCTTGCGGACGCCGATGTGGATCCTCGGAATTACGTACTGGACGATTATCTGCGGCAGGTGCTGGTTGTCAACCCGATGCCCGCAGTCACCCATGCGGAAGCGTTACAGATCATAGCCAACGCAGGCCGATGTATCTTATACCAGGACCGGCAGGGTATGATCCGGATTAAGGCGGCATTTGCCACGGTGATCTCTCCGGAGCGCATGACGGTGACGTCTGACGATGCCATAGAGTACTCGCACCTCAAAGAGGTTGTGCTGCCGAGCGTTAAGTACGATTATGCCAGGTATACACAGGATTACTGGGCGGCAGACGGCAGCATGTATTTCCTGCCGGAGGACGGGGGCAGTTACTTAAATACTGGCTTCGTGAGTCGCCAGGTGGCCGGAGCAGACGGAAGATTCGCGGATCCGCCTAAGCTGTCAATCCAGCTGGAAGCAGCCATGAAGTACTACGGCCTGTCCATGGAGTTTGGTGGCAATTACCCACAGGAGATGGTGATCCATACCTACAAGGCTGATGTCCTGCAGGAGAGTTACACGCAGGAGATAACCGGCAGCAAGATGGTAGTGGAGCATGAGTTTCCGGAGTTTGACACCATAGTTTTTGAGTTTACGCAGGCGCACCCCAACAACGATGTGATCGTCAATTATGTTAAGTTCGGTGATGTCAGCGATTATGAACTTAACTATCACAACATGCGGAAACCGCCTACAGGTATCCAGGTCGATAGGTATAAGGATCTCCGGGTGCAGATGACCAACTACTATGAGGGCACTGATCGTAAGGAGCTGTTTAAGGACGTGGTGCAGGGCGGCGGCCGTTATGTGGCTACGATGCTTAATGCAAGCCACGGGTATGCAGTTAATATTGGATCTATTGTGGAGTCTACGGCCTATGAGGTGATTGTGGATCTGAGCAGTGTAACCGGCTCTGTGGAGTTGATAATCACCGGCTGTGAATACCTCCAGACACCGTCTGACTATGTGCTGAGACTTAACCCGTCCGGCCAGAGTAAGACCTGGACCAATCCTCTTATCTCCGATGCAGTTCACGCGCAGCTGGTAGCGGAGTGGATTGGAAATTACCTGAACAACAATATCAACTATGAGATCAGCTACCGTGGGGATTTTAGACTGGATCCTGGGGATATCACGTTTCTGGAAAATCAATATGTGGATAAGCTCCAGATCAACATCGGGGAGCATACGATTAATTACGATGGCGGCGCCGTATCCGGTACCGTGAAAGCAAGGAGGGCTGTTAATGGCGTGGGTAACACCTAAAACCAATTGGACTAAGACCGATCGGATCAACTATGCGGATTATAACCGGATCAAAAACAACCTGGCGTACCTTCGGGATCTGGCGGCGCAGTTGTACCGGGAGTTTAACATCACAGTGGATCCGGACAAAGACAAGTATAGTCTCTGGCCCTATCCATCGGAGGTCAACCGCCTGGAGGAGAATCTGGAAACGATCCGCAGTCATACATATCTTTTCCAGACAGGTCAGCGCCGGACGTATTATGGCAACGTCCCCACAATCGACTGGCAGGAACTAAACCGCCTGGAATCGGCCTGCAAGCTGATCCACGATAACTTACAGGGCCAGGCAGCCGGGAAGCGGCGGTTATCTTTTAGATTAGGAGGTTTAAGACTTTGAAAACAGACTGGAAAGATGATATCTTCACCCGTAGGAGGCTGCGTCTGGAGCAGAACGACGACGGCACGGTAACGCCCGTTGACGAGACGGTGTACACACAGCAGGGAGATGCGTTCGGGGCGAAGGAACTCAACGAGATCGGCGAGGAGATCAACGAAGTAAAAAAATCTGTGAGTGATGGGAAAGCCGAGATAGCCGCCGCCATCACTCTGAAACGTGTCACCACGGCGGCAACAGCTCCATTTCACACGATGGCGGATAATATCAAACAAATCAGATTAGGATCCGGGAATGCGCAGCCGGCAGATGTACTGGCCGGGAAAACAGCTACGAATGACAGCGGCGTGGAGTTTACGGGGACTATGCCGGAACGTGCGGGTGAGCAGATCCCCGCAAGCCAGGTCACAAAGTCTGGAAATGCCATCGTCATGAAATCCTCCCGTAACGGCCATATCAACGAGAATACGGCCATATCAGCAAATCAGAGTGCGGTGGCATCGGCGGCAGGAGTCAACGGTGCTGTCATACGCGCAGGGTACGATGTTTTGGGAGTGGCGGGGCAGATCCAGTCATTAGCTGGAGCAGACATAACCCCTCAGACCTATGCGCAGACAATTGCGGCAGCCGGAAAGTATGGGGCCGGGAACCATAACATACGTGGCGTACCGCTCCCTCCGGCAAACGTAATTAAGAAGGGGTACCGTTACTGGATCGGCAGCAGTTACGTGGACGGAACGTTCGAGGGGTATGTGCCAATGCCGACGGATTTGTATGTAAGAGGTAATAACATAGTCGGTTTTTCGAAATACGAGGGGTACGATCTCCCGAACTTTGATAGTGGACAACTTACATTCGTTACTAACTATGGTGGAATGCAAGCGCCGTTTGACTTCACCAGGTACACAAGAGTTAATTTTGAAATACACAAAACAGCTAAACAGGCCAACTCTTATATTTCGATTAGAGACCTCAACAATAAAGTCGTATATGCCAAAGTCGTACTGGACAATACATTAAATGTAACACAAACCGTATCGATCGCCCTTAATACATTGGCTATCAACTCGTTCTTCGGCTTTGAATTTGCGAGTTGGCGTGGTGCAGTATATCACATTTGGGCGTCATAACTGACAAGAAAGGAAGAAAACTTATGAAATCATTAATCATCTACGACGCTACCGGCACAATCTGGTCGGTGATCCACGGGCAGGACACAGTCCCGGCCGGAGTCCTCGGTCTGGTCGTCACGATCCCAGACGGCGCGGCAGTTACCAGCGTGGACGTCAGCAATCCTGCCAGTCCACAGCCGGTCTATCAGTACGACAGCAGCGGCGTCAACTTGCAGGAGGAGTACAAGGCGCTTAAGGTCATGGTGGACGACATGTCTCTGATCCTGGCTGATGTGATTGGAGGTGCGTACCATGCTTAGTACAGCGGCGAAAAATATAATTATCTATGCGCTTAAGATCAGGCGCGGACAGGGGGAAGATGTGGAAGAGATTCTGAAGGGATACCACAACCTGACCGACACCGAGAAATACGAGGTCTTACGGGCAGTGACAGAGGAGGGATAAGATGGACGGTACAATACAGGCGTATGTACTCGACATGGCGGCCGATACCAAAAAGGAGCCATTGAGAGTCAAGCAGTACGACACCAACAGCCGGCAGGCACGGATCACGCTTAAGATGGGTGGCGAGCCGTGGACGATCCCCTTTGGCTGTCAGATACATATCAATGTCCGAAAGACAGACGGCAAGCTGGCAGACGCCACATGTACACGGATTGACGAGCATACAGTACTGGCCCCGATCACGGAGCAAATGACAGCAGTGACAGGCACGCAGCTGGGCGAGTTGTATTTTCTGGGATCAGATGGAGACATCAAAACACAGACGTTTCCGGTTGTGGTCTACGAGGCTGTGATGGATCAGGTCCGTATCGAGTCCTCGGACGACTTCCAGTCATTGCAGGATGCACTTCGGGACATCAAGGCGTCAACCGAGGTTGCAGACATTGCCGCCCAGTACGCCACAGAGCAGGGCAACTCTGCCAGAGACGGAGCCCAGCGCGCAAATGATGCAGCGGATAGCATACAGGTGGCGGTCGATGCGGCGGCAGCGGCCAAAGCCAGCGAGACCAACGCTAAGACATCGGAGACAGCTGCGGCGCAGACTCAGCAGGAGGTAACGGATTATGTTGAGGCGCAGAAGGCTGCCTTCGCCGGCTACTCGAAACGTGAGTCTGACAGCAAGTATGCCAATGCCCTGACTGAGACAGCGACGGGAGAGGGCAGTATAACCGTAGAGGACGCATGGACGGCACCGGTACTGGGGCTGGAAGTGGCGGGGAAGAGTGAGCAGGTGCAGATGACCGGAGTTAATCTCTTTGATGTTGTCCATGTCGATAATATAAAAGGGGTTGCATCGGGAGATGAATTGTACTACGCACAAGTCGGTAAAAATAGTGCGTGGGTAGAAAGTACGAAGATACCGTTTGCCGGGGAAAGTAGTACTATTTATACACTGTCGGCTAAGGTGAAATGCGGAACCGCGACTAATTTAGGTATTGCTTTTTGTTATTCTGATGGAACCTTTGAGATGAGTAATAGAGTAAATGACGCTACGTATGGCGAGGTTAAAGTGACATCGAAGGCTGATAAAATAGTTAATGGATTTGGTTTTATTTATGTATCTGCTGATACGTCAGGTTACATTAAGGATATCCAGCTTCAAAAGGGGAGTACGGCAACGGCCTACGAGCCCTATACAGGCGGCGCACCCTCCCCCAGCCCGGATTACCCGCAGGACATTATCAGCACGGGGACGGTAAGCACGGGGGCGCAGATGTTAAATGTTGACACGATTGCGCAGGGTATGATTAGTACTGAAACAGGAGCAGAAAGCGAATCATCTGTTTTTGTCCGTAGTGATTATATACCAGTTAAGCCGGGAGATTATATATTAAGCGGTGATGGGTTAAAGCCATATTTTAATCATGTTATGTACTTCAGCAAAGAAAAAGTAATACTAAGCAGTTTATCAATTAAACCAACTAACGGGAAATTTACAGTCGCAGATGAAACCGCATATATCAGAATTAGGTTTATATCCAAAGATGGTACAAGTGGAACGGTGACACCATCTGAGGTTGCCGCATTGAAACCTATGCTCAATACTGGTGACACCGCCTTACCATGGGAGCCGTACACTGGAGGCAAGCCGAGCCCGTCGGTGGAGTATCCGCAGACGTTGGAGGTGGGGGTGACAGGGGCGCAGTTATTTTACAAATCTCTTGTGACGTTACAGGGGACAGGTGCAGAAGCTGATATTACAGACAAAAGAGCCATTAAGATTACTTACACCAGAGCCAATGGTGGAAAATATGCAGGATTTATTGTGGACGATAAAAGTAATATTGTTGGCAAGACATTAACAATATCGTACGGCAGTATCATGCCGAGTAAAAGCGGTTTGACACCCGGTATCCGATTGTATTGGATAGACAATAATGGATCCGTATTATCCTATGTGGTGTATGCAAATACATCCCCCACTACAATTACAATAGAGGATCCTCAAAATGATGCGGCCACGAAATTGGCGTTGCTGTTGTATGCAGATGTCGGTGACGCGGCCGTCGTAAATGATTATGTAATATATAAGGATATCATGATTAACGCCGGAGACATCCCGCTCCCCTGGGAGCCATACATGGGTTGCCAAAATGTCCCCATCACCCTGACCGAGCCATTACGCGGCGTCGGAGAGTACCGGTACCGGATCATGTGCAGAGATGGCGTGTGGGGGATTGAACGGTGTGTTGGTGTGGTGGATAACGGGCAATGGAAGAAAATAAATGTAGTATCAGGAAGCGCCGGGCATAGATTTGTATACGATGCAACAGATATGATTGAAAAATTAAATTGCATGGTTATGTGCACTAAATATACAAGACGACCAAATGGGTCCAGCTTTAGCAATGCCGGCGATTACATGGCGACAGATGAGCGAGGAAAAATTTTTATTCGTACCCTCAATCCTGATTTCGAAACAATCGAAGCATTTAAGGAGTTTATGGCCGATGCAATCACCATCTATCCCCTTGCCACTCCCACCTGGGAGCCCTTCCCCGACGCCACCCAACAGGCCCTCAACGAGCTGACGACCTACGCAGGCACGACGCACTTAACGATCACGGCAGGCGGGACAACACCCGCGGTGACACTGGATTACGTCCAGGACACCCACAAGGCCCTTGAGCAGTGCCAGGAGGCGGCCAAAGAGTACACCGACAACCAGATAGCGGCAATAGTAGCAGCCCTGCCGACAGCGACACAGGCAGCTATTGTAGATAACCAGACAACCAGATTATTACAGGAGGTATGAGATTATGAGTAACACAGTGATTTACACGTTGATGGAGAGTCTTATCAGCAAAAAGTATTATGCAACCAAAGAGGAGGCCACGGACAAGCTGGGGGTATACTTTGCGTTTGATATGATCGATGCAGAGCAGATGACGGAGCTTGCATTACTGGCCGAGGGCGTGTACGCGCCGCCGGCGGTTGAGCCGGATCCGGAACCCGTAGACCCGGCAACACCAACAGAATAGGAGGACTTATCATGAATAAGAACAAGCCAGACATGAACTACAAGACACCCGTACCCTATGGACCAGCAACCGGTAAAGAAGATTCCGGCCGGCAGCCAGTGATTACAGACACGCCGTATGAAGGAGATTACAGCCCGGATCATAAGCAGTTTAAGGCCGGCCATGTACCGGGAGGCCCGGGGCATAAGGAATGTAATCACGAATAACTGGTGGGAGAACTGCATGTACATAACTACAAACACAATCATTACGGCAGCCAGTGTGATCACCGCGCTGGTTGTTATATTTTCAGCACTCTTCGCTGTTTACAGATGGTACCTTAGACAAGGACAGCAGGATCGGGAAATTAAAAATATCAAAGACGAACAGTGCCTTCTTGTTTATGGGGTCCTGGCCTGTTTGAAGGGAATGAAGGAACAGGGCTGCAATGGTCCGGTGACGGAAGCCATTAACAAGATAGAGAAGCATATCAATCAACAGGCTCATGAGTGAGCGGAAAGAGAGGGACGATTATGGATTTAGGAATTGCGTGTGTTGCAGGTATCACAGCGCTGTGCTATCTGGCCGCTATGGCGGGGAAAGAGACGGCGGGGGGGAA